CACCTCAACCTTTTTATATTGCAAACGGACCCAATGCTGGAGCATCCGTGGGAGGAATTTTTGCGGGTGGCGGAGGTGGTTCAGCTGAACAACCTAATTGCGCTGCTGGATGTGGTGGAACAGGTGGGGGTGGAAACGGTTCACAATCACCAGGGAATACTGGAGCAGGCGCAGGAGATGGTGTAGCTAATACTGGCGGTGCCGGTGGTGGTGTACAACTTTCTGACCCAGGTGGAACAGGTAAAGCTGGTGGTTCAGGAATTGTTCTTATTAAAGAAGCTGCATTATGTGGAGTAACCGCTCCGGGTATATGGCCTCAGAGAGCTCAGTACGACAATAAAGTCGCGGGAACTTGGCCGTAAAATTTTTTCCTTAAAATTTTACTAATCCTCCTATATTTTATAGGATAAGAATTGATATAGATCAAATTGACTTACACAAGCCGTTTGATATAAAGAAAGAGAAAGATGAATTTACAAAATTATTACTGGTATTTTAAAAGTGCTGTCCCCACTCATATCTGTGACGACATTGTTAAATATGGATTGCAGACGAAAGAAGAAATGGCTGTAACCGGTGGCTATGGAGATCCTAAACAACTTAATCAACAACAAGTTAAAGATTTAAAAAAGAAAAGAGATTCCAATATTGTTTGGATATCTGAAAACTGGATTTATAAAGAACTTCATCCGTATATTCGTCAAGCAAGTGCCAATGCGGGGTGGAATTTTGAATGGGATTATTCGGAGCCTTGTCAATTTACCAAGTATAATAAAGGACAGTATTATGACTGGCATTCTGATAGTTGGGAACACGCCTATAATAAGCCCAATGATCGCAATAGTCATGGCAAAATAAGAAAACTCTCCGTTACCCTTTCTTTATCTGATGAAAAAGATTATAAAGGAGGAGAACTGGAATTTGATTTCAGAAATCGAGATCCAGATAAAAAAAGAAATACTATGATATGTAAAGAAATTAGACCCAAAGGATCTCTCGTTGTGTTTCCTTCTTTTGTATGGCATCGCGTCAAGCCAGTAACTAAAGGAGCACGATACAGTTTAGTGATATGGAGTTTGGGAACGCCTTTTAAATGAAAATGAAAAAACAAAATAAAAAAACATTAGATGAAATGTGTAGGGCTTCGGAAGGAGCTAATAAACCAGAGCCACTCACAACCGAACATTATTTTTCTTCTCCTATTTATTTTACGGATAAACCGGCATGGGTGAAAAGTTTCAATACCGCTTCTGATGCCTATATCAAACAGGCTCGTTTAAATAATCTAAAAGCTATTAAAGAAAGAAACAAAAAATTTGGAAACAAGGGAGAACATCCCTGGGTTCATCATTCAACTACTTTGATTAATGATCCTCAGTTTAAAGTATTACAAGATTATATTGGGGCAACAGCCTGGAATCTATTAGATGGTCAAGGATTTGATTTATCTAATCATACTATCTTTATTACTGAGCTATGGGTTCAAGAATTTTCTAAAAATGGAGGAGGTCACCATACTTTACATACCCATTGGAATGGACATATCTCCGGCTTCTATTTTCTTAAAGCCAGTGACAAAACATCCATGCCCGTATTTGAAGATCCTCGAGCCGGGAACATGATGAATTTACTTCCTCAAAAAGATCCTAGTCAAATAACTCTGGCTTCTCATCAAGTTAATTATAAAGTTAAACCCGGGCGTTTAATCTTTTTTAATTCTTATTTACCTCATATGTATTCAGTAGATAGTGGATACGAGCCTTTTCGTTTTATTCATTTTAATATACAGGCCCTTCCTAATGGGCCCTTAGGAAAACCGGGACAACCCACATGGTTACAACAGCAAGAAAAGAAAAAAGATGTCAAAAAAAAATAAGATGATTCATCTACCTAAGATGCATAGTGCAATGGGGGCTACTCACAATGCCTATATCAAAGCGATACTGGGTCAAGAACATACCCAACGACCTAACGACATGGTAGAAACATTAATTAAAGAACGTAGAAAACAACTCATGAAGGAGAAGCATGTTAAAAAAGACAAAATATAAAGTTTTAAAAAAAGCCATTACCCCTGAACTCGCTAAATTCTGCTACACTTATTTTCTTAATAAAAGAAGAGTGGCGCGATTCTTTTTTGATACTAAATGGGTTTCTCCTTTTTCTACTGAATGGGGAATATGGAATGATCAACAAGTTCCTAATACCTATTCTCACTACGGAGACTTGGTCATGGAAACTTTACTTCAAGGTTTAAGACAAAAAATGGAAAAAGAAACAGGGTATAAGCTACAGGAAACTTACGCCTATGCAAGAATTTATAAGACAGGAGATGTATTACACCGACACAAGGATCGTTATTCCTGTGAGGTCTCTACGACTTTAAATCTAGGAGGAGATCCTTGGCCTATTTATCTCGAACCTTCAGGCAAGCAAGGCATGGCCGGAATCAAAGTAGATTTAAAACCTGGGGACATGTTAATTTATCAAGGGTGTGAAGTTGAACATTGGCGTGATGCTTTTCCTGGCAAAGATTGTGGTCAAGTTTTTCTTCATTATAATGACCGAACCAAGAAAACGGCTAAAGAAAATCTCTATGATAAACGTCCTTTTCTAGGACTTCCTGCATGGTTTAAAAATTTTAAGTTGCCTCCCACTAAGAAATAAGGTATATTAAGGATCGGCGTGGGGGATTTTTCCACCACAAAGGTCTTCTACGCCTCTTCATAATCAGTTGAAATCACTTTAGATCTAGTATATTTGTATGATAAACGGATTTTTCTATGCTACAAAAACTAGGTTTTACACCCGGCTTTAATAAACAAGTCACATCTACAGGGGCTGAAGGTCAATGGACCGGGGGCGACTATGTACGTTTTCGTTATGGCTCTCCTGAAAAAATAGGAGGCTGGCAACAACTCGGTGCGGATAAACTCACTGGAGCCGGACGAGCTTTACACCACTTTGATGATAACGCAGGTATTAAATATGCTGCGATTGGTACTAACAGAATTTTATATGTTTATTCAGGAGGTCAATTCTATGACATCCATCCTATTCGAACGACTATTGCAGGCTGTGATTTCACCAGTAGTTCCTCTTCAAAAACGGTAACTATAACCTTTCCAAGTCCCCATGGACTGATCGATGATGACATTGTTTTAATGACCAGTGTTAGCGGAGTAACAGCGGTGGGTTCTACTTTTACGGATGCCTCTTTTGAAAATATAAAATTTATGGTGACGGCGGCACCCACAGCAACCACGATTGAAGTCACGATGGCAACCACGGAATCAGGAACTCCTTTAAGTACTTCAGGAAGTGCAACAGCTAAATGTTATTATACCGTAGGACCGGCTCAGCAACTCGGAGGTTATGGATGGGGAACCGGAACTTATTCCGGGTCTTCTTCTGGACCCGCAACGACAACCCTAGCGGTTGGACTGGCAGCTGATGCTGGAGTTACCACGGTTGTGTTAACCGACTCTTCCGCTTTTCCAGCTTCAGGAGAAATTAGAATTGGAACAGAGGACATTGGTTTTACGGCTAACGATACTGCAACGAATACTTTAACCGGAGGCCCAAGAGCCGAGAATGGAACGACTCTGGCTACCCACTCTATTAGTGATACGGTAACTAATATTTCCGAATACGTTGGATGGGGCGATCCCTCTTCGGCAGACTATACGATTGATCCTGGTTTATGGGTTTTAGATAACTATGGTACCAAATTAATCGCTCTTATTTACAATGGAGCATGCTTTCAATGGGATGCGGCAGCAGCGAATCCCACAGGACAAAGAGCCACGGTCATGTCTAATGCTCCTGCTTCTTCGCGACACGTGATTGTATCACCTACCGATCGTCACTTAATTTTTTTAGGAACGGTGACAGGAAGTGATGTGACGACAGCCGCTAATCAAAACGATATGTTTATTCGCTGGTCAGACCAGGAAAGTATTAATGATTCAGATTCTTATACCGTCACGGCTAATAATACCGCCGGCACACAAAGACTAGCCGGAGGTTCCAAAATTATGAGTGCCATAAGAGGTCGGGATGCGATTTATATCTGGACCGATACCGCTCTTTACTTAATGAGATTCGTAGGTTCACCGTTTACTTTCTCCTTTGAACAAGCAGGAACGAACTGTGGACTCATCGGCAAGAATGCAGCGGTGGAAGTAGACGGAACTGCCTTCTGGATGTCAGAAAATGGATTCTTTAGCTACGCCGGTCAACTTCAAACGATGCCATGCTTAGTAGAAGATTATGTCTTTGATGGTTTAAATTCTACACCAAGAGATCTGGTTAACTGTGGTTTGAATAATTTATTTAGCGAAGTGAGTTGGTTCTACTGTAGTACAGGATCTGACGTTGTCGATCGGATGGTCACTTATAATTATGTAGAAACTTTACTCACGAAGAAACCGGTGTGGACTACTGGCAGCTTACCGCGTACCGCGTGGGCTGATTCAGCTGTCTTTGATAAACCTCATGCCTGTTATTATGATAACAGTGATGATGCGTCTTATGATGTCGTAGGGAATACGGATGGAATTACCATCTACTATGAACAGGAAACAGGGACCGACCAGGTTAATGCCGGAGGAGTGATCACCGCTGTGGCCGCTAATATTCTTTCTGGAGATTTTGATATTACTCAAAAACGTGCGGCTCAAGGACAAATCATTGGTATGCCCGATGCCAGAGGAGATGGAGAATTTATTATGAGAATTAGTCGAATGATTCCTGACTTTATTAGTCAGACCGGAGACACCCAAGTGACCTTAATGTTAAGAAATTATCCTAACAACGCAGCGGCGAGCTCTCCATATGGACCCTTTACAATCACAAGCTCCACTGATAAAGTTGATACACGTGCAAGGGCACGAGGAATTGCTTTTAAAGTAGCAAACACTGGCACAAGTGGAGGGTCTTATCAGGCCCAAGACTGGAAGCTAGGAACATTTAGACTGGATATACATCCAGACGGGAGAAGATAATGGCTGTACCTTTTTATAATCAAGGGGATCAA